ATGTTTGCGGTAGTTTTTTATTTACGCTTGAAAGGTGGTGAGATATTGCCAAGAAAACGCATTTTAATGAACAAAATAGAATCAACTAAAACACTAAAAGAAGGATTTAATGAGTTTATCACATACTGCAAAGCAAAAAATTTATCGGAGCAAACAATCAAATACTATGAATATTCATATCGATTATTTACAAAATTTTACAATGAAAATCATTTAATCAAAGATATTACTTTGAATACAATACAAAATTACATTATATTTCTCAAAGAGAATTTTAGCGAAAATGACATAACACTACAAACAAATCAGAAAGGAATTAGGGTAATTTTGCATTATTTTATGGATTTAGGTTATATGCCTAAATTTAAGATACCGCTAATAAAAGCCGAAAAAAAGGTAATTGATACTTATACTGATAATGAAATTGAAATTTTGTTAAAAAAGCCAGATATAAATAAATGCTCTTTTAAGGAATATAGAAATTGGGTAATAGTCAACTTCTTATATGGGACTGGTTGCAGAGCAGGGACTTTATGTGAGTTGAGGATTAATGATTTAGATTTTGAAAATATGTTAATTCGATACAGAAAAACAAAAAACAGAAAACAGCAATTAATTCCAATGCCTTTGAAGTTAAAAAAGATTCTTCTTGAGTATTTACAATATCGACAAGCCGAAAAAGATGATGACTATCTATTTCCAAACACTTACGGCGGAAAATTAACGACAGATTTATTGCAACATGATTTAGCAAAGTATAACAAAAGCAGAGGGGTAACAAAATTAGGAGTGCATCGATGGAGACATACATTCGCTAAAAAATGGTTATTAGGCGGTGGGGATATTGTAACTTTGCAAACTATTTTAGGCCACAGGGATATTGAAATGACAAGAAATTATATCAATATGTTTGCAATTGAAATTCAAGATAATTTTAAAACGTATAATCCTTTAGATAAATTTAATCATAAAGAAAAAATCAAATTAAAAAAAGGAAGTAAACAAACATGATGACAGTAGTTGTTAACGAAAAGGACATTAGAAAAATAAAACTAATGATTGAAGTGTTAACAGAGCAGATAAAACATGACAAAACGGAAAAAGATAAAACTTATCATGCTTTAGCGTTGAACGAACTTTATAAAAAATTAGTTACAGAAATTTGATTTTTAAAAAAGGGGGAAGGGAAAATGATAGACGTTTTATATAAAGAAGAAGTTGACATATTAAATGCAAAAAGAATAAAAAACCTTGCATTTAGAGTGTATATCACATTAAGAAAAAGAGGATATAACTTTTTAAAAAGGGTATTTTGTTTTGTAGGTCAAAAAAGTTTAGCTGACGAATTAGGAGTTAGCATCAGAGCAATTCAAATGGCCTTAAATGAATTAATTAATGCTGGGCTAATAAAAAGAATTAGACGAGGATTAACCAAAGTAAATATCTATGTTTTTCCATTACTCGAAAGATTATTCGGGATTCAAAAAACAGATAAGGAATACAAAGAAGAAGTTGAAAAAATAGAAAGAAAAGAAGAAACAAAAGTTGAAGTAACTACTACAACAATAGAAAAGCCAACAAAAAAAGAAAAGAAGCAACAAAAACAAATTAAAAACTATTTCAATTCATACGGTGGTCAAAGAAAATACGACATCAAAGCACTTGAACAAGCATTGTTAGGAAAAATATCCTACGAAGAATTCATGGAACTTCAAAAAAGATAAGGGCCTTTTGAGTAATGGCAGTTACTCAAAAGGCACTAAAACAAATATAAAACGATTTAGTTATTAAACTAAATACCTATCTATATTTTATAACCTTTTTTCAAAAAATGCAAGAAAAAAGGTCTAATTTCTTATTGTCTTTTTTGACTGGAAAAATATAGAAAATTCAATCGTTGGTGAAGGCCAACGATTTTTTTATACATTCTAATAGTAAATTTTTTCCAAAAATAAAGTTTATCCACAAAATCCACACCAATTCACAAGAATTTTGACTTTCTTTTACCTTTGTTTAGGCCTTAATAAAAAATATACTTCGCATCATAATTGGAATCTATATTAGCGACATGACGCAAAAAGCCAAGTCCCAAGAATATATTAGAAGAATAATATAAATAAAAACTAAATTTTAATATAATCAATTAAAAATGTTACAATCTTGTAACAAGAATAAAAAATGCGATAAAATAAGGGGTTTATCGATAATGATAATATTTATGGAAGGGTAAATAACTTGTCAAAAAAATGCGTTAAAATAGGGGTTTGATTGCTAATGATAATATTTATGGAAGGGGAATTCACTTGTCAAAAAAATGCAAAAAAATAAGGGTTTCAGTGATATTTTAACATATATGAGGGAAATATCGGCGAAAAAATTAAGGATTTTTTGCCTTCCAGCGATATTTTAACATATATGAGGGGTAATTTAAGGAAATAAATGCGGTAAAATAGGGGTTTTATTTTGTATTTATATATATGAGAAACACAATCACCATCTTAAAAAGTTAATCAATAGCCATCTTAACTAATTCTTTCATACTATTGTTGCCATTCCCCTTACCATAGGCCGAAAGGCCTTTTCGTTTTTTTTGCCAATAATTTAAAAAATTTTTATACATAAACTTAAAAATTTAATTTAAAAAGGAGTGATGATATGGAACTAACGAAAGACACCTACACAAAAGAAGAAGTGCTTGAAATGATACAGGCACTTCAACAAGAAGTTGACCAATACAAATCACAAATACAGGAGTTTGAACAACTCAAAGCACAAATGGGTGAGCTGGGAAGGAAGAATCTCGAAAATGAAATCAAAATGTATATGATTAAACAAGGCCTTGATGAAGAAATGTTTGATTTAGTTTATTCAGAGGATATGGAGCAAGTTAAAACAAAAGTAGAAAAGTTGAAGAAACTTCAAAAGCAACAACAAATTGACCAAGCGTATATACCCGAAAATAAGGTAAAAGACGACATCTATGCAAAAGCCGAACAAAAAGGTGATGTAGGAACAATGTTGAAGGCAAAATTTTCAAAGATTCTGGGATAATACCTATATGGGGTATATATAAAAGGTATTCATGGGTGGAAGGAAAGCCGAAAAAAATTTATATTTGAAAGGAGATTGGTAGCATGATTAAGACAGCTAATTTTCTACAAAATGAGTTGATTGATTTAAGCAAAGAGATTAGTTTAATTGCACCAACTGACACACCTTTTGCAACACTTTTGATGCAAAAGAAATTAGTTGATACAGCAACATCACCGATAGTTTCATGGAGAACGAAACAACTCGACAACACAGCAGATATTACGGTTAGTGAAGGGTCAAAGACAGATACATTTCAGGCGTCAACAAGAGTTGAGTTAAACAATGTATGCCAAATTTTCAAAAAAGCAACACAAATCTCAGGAACAGCGATAGCAACTAATGTTGAAGGAATTGCAGATTTATACGCAAGTGAAGTTAATGACAGATTAATAGAACTAAAAGTTGCTTTAGAAAAAGCATTAATTAATTCTACAAAAGATGATGGAAGCACATCAGGTATAAGGAAAATGCAAGGCCTTCTTGCATGGGTGCCAGATGTAAATAAAGTGAATGGCACTTTAAGCATTGAAAGTTTTAAATCAACTATTAGAAAATTATGGGAAAATGGCGTTACAGGTGATATATATTGTATGTGCAACGCAGACATCAAGGAAGAAATAGACGCACTCTTTGAAAATCAGTATAGATACATAGCAAATAATACTGATTTTGGGTTTGTTGTTAGAACTATTCAAACTAATTACGGAAACGTAAATTTAGTTTTGAATAGACACATGCCAGTTGATAAAGCAATATTCTTTGATGCTAATTATTTAAGATTATCTTACTTAAGAAAGCCATTCAGCGAACTTTTAAGTAAAGATGGCGACTACATTTCAGGACATGTCATTACAGAAGCAACATTAAAAGTGCTTAATCCTCTTGCACTTGCAATGTTGACAGTTGCTTAATTAATGACTCTATAACTTATGGAGTCAACAACAACTTTCCAAGCGAACCGCACCCAAGCTCTTGATATAAAACGCTATTCAGGGTTGGATTTGGTTTTTAGAGGGGTTATCCCTCTTTTTTTTATTTGATACTTAATTTTTTGAAAGGAGGAAGTTGGTCATGTTTAAAATAGAGTTTCAAAACGAAAAGGATTACCTTGTTGCGTTGCGTAAAATCAACGGTATCACACTTCAGGACGTTGCAAAGGCAATTGGCCTCACTGCGACGATGATTTCATATTTTGAAAATGACTATTTTTTAATCAATGATGAAAAATACAAACTTTACAAGGAATATATTCTTAAGAAATCAGGGGTGATGAAGTGATGTTAACAAGGGAAGAAAAGGAAACGATTATTCTTTGGAATGAAGCAGATGATGAGGTTGACATATTTACCTATAACAAAAAACTAATCAAAATACTTGAACAAGCAGGGGTGAAATGTATATCCGAAAATGACGAAGGGGGAAAAAGATTTTTGATAACAAAAGATTGGGTAAAAATTAGAAAGCCAACAAAAAGGCAATACAGCGAAGAAGAAAGAAAAAAGAAAAGTGAACACATGAAAAGGATTAGGCACAATTTTTAAAATCGATTTTAGCCCGAATTTTTCAATTAAATTAATTGATTTTTTCAACATCAAACACAGAGGTAATACATTTACCTATCCCAAAAATGAAAGGGTGAAAAATATGTTAAAAAAAGATGATTGTTTAACTCTTGTTTACATGATTTTAGAAATACAAAATAAGCATTTAAAAGAACTAATAAAACTAACTAAACAAATGAAAAATAGCGAGAGAAAAACACAAATGATTGAACAACTTAGAAATATTGCTATAACAGAAGAAGAAATATTTACATTATTAAAGTGTTACGAGGAGATGTATAACAATGACATTAGAACAAATGATTAAGAAATGGAAAAATTTTAATACTATACTAGTAAATATTAAACTTTCAAGTCATCGTATAGCTCTGTTTTTAGCTCAATATTATTTTAATACTATACTAGTAAATATTAAACATTAAGAAATGAGGAATGAAGTAATGAGAAATAAAAAGGAGGCGTTTTAAAAAATGGACTTGGAAAAAAGGATAGAACAACTTGAAAAAAGGGTGCAAATCATTGAGGAGAAACAGGAGCAATTAGAGAATCGACAAAATTACAACGATATAGTTGTTAGGGAAATATTTAGGTTACTGGACAGGATAGAAACAAAAATTGATAAGATGTTGAAAGTAAATATCAGTGAATAACCGAGATTAGAAAAGAATCAATAACGAAAGGGTGTTGTCAATGAAGGGAAATTTTGTTGTTTACGATTCGTATATTGCAAAACAATTGCTCAAAAAAGGTTATCAAATCGTTGACATTGCGATAAACTTTAACGATAATTCAAAGTTAGTTTTCTATTTTAAAAACGAAGGAAAAATCAAGAAAGATTTAAGGGAATTACTTGAAAAATACAAAAAAGATAAAACAAATTTGACAGATTCAAATACCAATAAAACTGGAAGGAAAAGTTTCATAAAATTTTGTGAAAAATTACACTGCCGTATATCAAACTAAAGGAAAAATTTCATAAAAAATTATGAAAAAATACACTACCGTATATCAACATTATGGAAAAGTTTCATAAAATTTTATGAAAGATTTCCAAGATATACGGAAAAGTTTCACAAAATTTTATGAAAGATTACACCGAAAATAAAATAAAACATTATTTAAAAAAAATAATACATATTTTGCTTACGCAATTTATCTTATCTATTCTATTTTATTCTAACAAAGTTTTAATAATACATGATAGTTTAATAGTTTTAATCAAGTTTAGTTGTTTAAAATATATCCCATTCACATGGAAAGGAAAAGTATATTTTAGGGATTATAAATAAGTTTTAGTGATTAAAAGATATTTTCTAGGTGAAAAAGAAAGTTATTATATTTATTTTTATTGAGTTTATAATTAAACAAAATTTTAGTGTTTAAAAAAGAAAGTATAATACTTTAAAATTTAAGTTTTATTTTACCCTCGGTGTATTTCTTCATAAAATTTTATGAAAAATTTCCTAATCAATCAAAAAGGAGTGTGATTTTTTTATGTATTATGTAACAATTGAAAATGTGTTAATTGACAACATCGAAAAGGACAGCGATTATTTACTCGTATATGCCTTGATTAAGAGAAATTTGACATATCGACATGAGATAATCTTTAGCATTGAATGGCTCTTAAAACAGTTAGGTTTAAGCAATGAAACAAGAAATATAGAAAAAATCAAAAATGTAATAAAATTTCTCGTTGATATGGAAATAATCGATTGCGATTATGATAACATAACAGCAGAAACGTTGATAATAGCAAAACTTAATGAAAATCTTAAAAACCTAAATTATTTTAAAATCATAGATGATGAAATAGAAAAAATTCTTTCTACGAACATGAATAAATTCAAACTCTTTGCACTATATTGCATTGTGAAGCGTAGTATTAATACAGATACAAAAGTTACATACATCAGCCAAGAAAAAATTGCGAAAATGACAAGTTTAAGCAATAAATCAATAGTAAAATATAAGCAAGAATTAGTGAGATTAGGTTTAATCAATGTTGCAAACGCTGGTGCAATCATCGATGCGAAAGGCAAAATCAAAAATTCAAGCGACTACATCAGTTGCACATGTGATGATGCGGAAGGGGAAATATTGAGGAAGGATGAAAAAACAAAGGGTAATGCAAAAAATGACGTTGTAGAAGCGGTTGATACCGAGAAAAGGCAAAAAAAAGAAATACCCCATATGGATGGGGATATGGTAAAATCTTATTCTCATAAAGAAAATAGTAGCACAAAATCCGAAAACTGTCAAATTGATTTTAACGAAAATATAGAGTATGCACCAAACATCGATGAGGCAAATATAATTGAATTAAAATCATTTATTGAACGCATTGACGTCAACAAAGCAAATGAGTTTTATACAGAATATTTCAACAATATCAATGATGAAAAAAAACAACGTTATGTTAAACAAAAGATGTATAACTATATCAAGGAAAATGTGCAGGATATAGCGAAAAGGTTGTTTAAACAAGATATTTTATTTAATTTGATTGAAAAAATTGAAGGTAATTTTAAAAATGGATACATTCAACAAGAAAAATATAATTTTGAATACGATGACCTTCCATTTTAGATAGGCATAGCCATTTAATTTAGGTTATGCCTTTTTTATTTACAAAAATTTCAAAAGGAGTGGTTGACATGGCAGGAAAAAATACAAAAACAATAGATACAAAATTTTTAACAAGTGTAATCAACTCAATCATTGTAGGGAACAGCAAGGCAAGATCAAGGTTTGTGAAGTATTATTACTTTTTGTGGAGGAATAAAATAGACACAACACAGACGAAATTTTCAGAGATGACAGAGGAAGAATTTTTGAAAAGATATAATCTCACAGAAAAAAGGTATAATACGTTAAAGGGCTGGGAAACGACAAAGGAGTATAAAAGAATCAAACTTTTGTTGTTAGAGGCACAAATGATCGATGATATACTGAAAATCTATGATGTGATGAGGGAGAAAGCACTGAACGGCGACGATAAGGCAGTTAAAACATTATTAGTTTTACAGGAACAGATACAAAAACTAAACAAGGATTTGAATTTTAGCAAGGTTATGGCTCAACAAGAACAAGCACAAGAGCATGAAGAAGATGACGACGATTTGATTTTAGAATAACAAATGAGGTGATGACGACATGGGGAGAACGAAGAAATTATCGACAGAGGAGAAATTGAAGATTATTAATTCAAATCCTGCCTTGTGGCTCAAAAATTTCGTTAAAATCGTCAATTCGGAAGGGGAGTTGATACCTTTTGAATTGAACGATGAGCAAAAATATTTTGTAGAAAACATGGGAAAATACAACATAATTTTAAAAAGCCGACAACTTGGTTTTTCAACACTTGCACTGGGTTTGATGTTGTATTATGCCCATACAATACCTAATTCAAACTATCTATTGCTTTCACATGATACCGAAAGCACATACAATTTATTTACACGTCTAAAACAGATGTATGACAGCATGCCCGAGAGATACAAATGCGATCAAAAGCGAAATAACCGCATGGAAATAGTCCTTGAAAATGGTAGTAGAATTTCTATCAAAGTTGCTGGTAGTGTAAAAGAGCTGGGTAGAAGTTTCACACTGCAAATGATACATTGTAGTGAGTTTGCATTTTGGCCCGAGGAACAACAAGTTGATGGGCTTTTGGCACTTGAACAAGCGTTAGCAAAAAATGATAAAGCGATGATAGTTATTGAGTCGACTGCCAATGGAGTGGGAAACAACTTCTATAACCTTTTTATGAACGCATACAAAAACAATTCAAAATACAAGGCCTTCTTTTTTAATTGGTATAGCAACAAAAAGCAATTCAAATATGAATACGACCTTGCAGAAAAATGGTATAAGGGCCATAGCGGAGGAAAAAGGTTAAAGGAAGAAGATTTGACGCACTATGAGAAAATGTTATACCAAGACGGAGCAACACTTAAACAACTGATGTGGAGGCGTTGGAAATTACTTGACCTCACAGAAAAACAATTTCAACAAGAATATCCAGCGACACCGAACGAGGCATTTATTACGTCAAATGTTTCTGTGTTTGACGTTGAAACTATCATCGATAGAATGAATTATTTACCTGCTCCTATCACGGCTGATATAGAACTGGAAAATTTACCACTTGAGTTAAAGAAATACGTTGGCAGGGGATTATATATTTACAAAATACCCAAGCCAAAAGAATGGTATTTCGGCGGAGTGGACACGAGTGCAGGACTCAAGAAGGATTATTCGGCAGTTGTAATACTTGATTCATCAGGTGAACAGGTATGTAGTTTCTACAGGAATGATGTGCCAACTTATGCCTTTGCAAAGATAGTTGACATTTTAGGAAGGTATTATAATTATGCCTTGTTGATGGTAGAAAGAAATAACTATGGCCTTGATGTGTTACAACGATTACGCAAAGAGATGCAGTATCAAAATTTAGCTAAAACTAAAAAATTTGACAAGGTTAAAGGTAGTTTTAGTTGGGATTTTGGTTTTAATACCGATTCAGTTTCGAAAACAAAGTTAATAAATGATTTAAGAGAAGCATTTGATTTGGGCCTTATTTTAGTCAATGACAAAGAAACACTTGAACAAATGCGAATATATCAGGAGTTCGACAACGGAAAAATGGGAAATTTCGGGCGACATGGAGTTCAACATGACGATTTAGTCATCGCATTAGCGTTAGCGGTGCAATCAATGAAGCAGAATAGATACTATGTGAATGTGTAGAGAAGGCCATAAAATCGTTTTTAAGGCCTTCTTTTTATGTCCATAGTAGGATAATATTACCCAACGTTATCTATGGGGTGATGAAATGGCAAAAGTAAAGAAAAGCGAAATTGATTTAGAAAAACAACTTGTTGAAGTAACAATTTTGTTGAAGAGTTTTCCAAAGCCATTTATCGTCCACACAACAGCAAAAGAATGTTGCGACCTTGTGGATTGGTTAAACGAAAACAGAGCATATAGCAAAGTTGACGAGAAATTTTTTATTATCAACGACTATGTGAAAAAGAAAACACTTGTATTTGAGAAGGGACAAATCAAGTATTTTGAGATACCTTTTTTCATTGATGATGGAGAAGGAAATTACGACGTTAAAGTTTTAACCTATCAAGCATAAAGGCATCGACAAGTTATCGATACCTTAAAAAGGAGGAGATAGCATGAATAAACAATTAGTTAACTACATAAAAAATCAAGGATATGATATTTCAACATGGTTTGTCGATGAAGTGCAAAAGGTTTGGCACAGCGATAGAGTGAATGAGGCGTTAGCGGTAAGGGAATATTTAACAGGGAAACACAAAGTATTAGATAGGGAATTGACCGTATGGAATGGGCAAAAGATTAAAACAAAAGCGGTAGTGTTGCAATACGCAAAGGCAATATTGAATTTTCAAACTTCATTCGTATTGAAAAATCCTGTAACACTCACATCAACAAATCAAGAAACGCTTGAGATTTTTAAAGAAATATATCGCAAAGGTAGATATAACCTTGTAGATTATCGAATTTTAGATAAACTAATCAAGTTCGGAGAAGTTTACGAATATGTTTATTTAGATAGTGAAGGGATTAAAAGCAAGTTAATCAATAAAGAAGATGCTTACCCAGTTTACGACGATTCGGGTAACTATATTGCTTTTATAGAGCATTACGTTAGCAACGGTATAAGTTATTTCACTATATACACCGATGAAAAAGTGGAAACTTATTCAGATGAAGGGGGAACGCTAAAGAAGACAGGAGAGTTTAAGAATCTTTCAGGTTTACCTGTGCGATACATAAACAGTGATGATTTAGACGAACTCAAGGGCAGAAGTGATTTAGAGGACTATATAAGCATACTTGACACTATGGAAGAACTAATTTCAAAATATATTGATTCCTTCTACAAATTCCTTAATCCTATTCCGATACTCAAAGGGCAAAGGTTAGTAGACAAAAATAAGCCATCACAAGACCTTGTAGGCCATGTATTACAGTTGGATGAGTCAGCAAATTTTGAGTTTGCAATAACGAAAATGGATTACCAATCGTTAAAACAATTATTTGATATACTGAAACAATCTCTATTCGATATATCCTGCACACCTGCTTTAACCTTCAATGCAAGTGAAATAAGTAACCTATCGGAAACAAGTATAAAGATGTTGTTTAATTTAGCCGAGGTAAAGGCAACAATGTTAGCTAACATACTTAAACAAGGTTTTTATGATAGATTTAAGGCAATTGCAAGGATATTGCAATACCTTGATATAGTTGTTGATGTTGACAGTTTAGATGTGGTATTTGAGTTTAACATACCACATAATGCAAGTGAAATCATAGATAATTTGAAGAAGTTGAGGGAAATAAGGGCAATATCAATTGAAACATTATTAGCAAACGCACCATACGTTTATGATGTTGCAAGTGAATTACAAAAGATACAGGGGGAAGGTATATATAAACAAGATATTGATATTCAAGGAACAGATGAATTAAAGTAGGCAGGGTATTTTAATAATTAGCATATGCCAAAAATTCGGCAGTGTGGATAAATCCGAGTAAAATAGTCGGAATTAGAATAAAAAGGTAGAATTATGAACAAATTGTAAACAAGGGATAAAACGTCCCTGCACATTGACCTGTTACTAAATGAGAATAATTCTCAATTAGCATATACAAGGACTGCATACGAAAAAGGGAATAGTTACCATATACATAATAAATATACAACTTTTTTAATAAATATACAAAGAATTAGTATAAAATTGGTAAAAAATTAATGCATAAATACATGAATACAATGATAATATTGTATTCAAAGTAACTAAAAGCATTGATATATCTAAACTTTAAGCAATTTTTACTTCATTATAAACATTTCGCCTAAATTTTATTTAGCGAAATGTTTTTTTGTAAGACGCTAATTGATAATGTATATCAATACCCCCTTTTTGAGTTTTTGCCCCGCAGTAAGTCCCCTTACACACGCACGGAAAAATATTATACTTTCCAAAAGGAGTGATTCTATATGACAAACCTTGAACGTTTAAAAATGGAAATCTCAAATATATCCTTCACCGATGAGCAACTAACCGTATTTTTAGCCGAAAATGGCTTAAATTCAACTGATACATACAACGCAAACGATAAAGCACAATACAAAGCAATTCTAAAAACAGCATTATCTATCCTTGAAGCCGTTGCTAACGATGTAAACTTGATGAAGAATTTCAAATTAGATGATATGTCAATTATGGACTTCCATAGTAACCTAATGGAAAGAATCAATTATTTAGATAGAAAAATCCGAAACATGATAGATGATGAAGTCGGAAGCGATGGAGCAACATTTACTTATATGTTTTCAGATTAG